GTCACATTCGCGGCGGTAAGGGTGACAATAAGATTCGCGCTGGCCGTGGCCGCGCCGCCAACGGTCGCCGTCTCTACCTGAGCCTGTGAAAGACCAGCAGAGGTCATCCGCTCGCCAGTTGCCGCCGTCGCCTGCGTGAATGTAATCAGATCAACAAAAGTTGAATTGTCTGTGCTGTGCTGGATTTTTGTATCCAGCGTTGGCGAAGTTCCTGAAACCGAAAAGACGTGTTGATGGCCTACGCCGCCATTGTAGGTGGCAACCGCATTGTCTACGCCCGTGCCGTTGCCCGTTGCCGTGCGCGCCGCTTTAGCCGCAAGCAAAACGCCGTGGTCAACCTGTCCACGAAAGCTCGCATTTGATTGAATAAGGGCTTGCGTCTGCGAACTAATGGCGTGCTTGTTTTCCGTCGCGTCACATAGGATCACGCGATTGCCGAAAGTCGCGCCGCCTTCGGGCGCAACGCTGACAACGGTATTAGTTGAATTGGCGAGCGCAAGTTGAAAACGATTTTCAGCCGTGGCAAGGGTCGTATCGTTAATCGAGAAGAATCCCTCAAGATCAAGAGAGCCTTCCTGAAAGGTCGAAACAAATGTCTTAGCCGTGTCTTGAAAGGTTGTCGAATCCAGTTCCGGCGCATTGCGGTCAGCTTTGAAGCTTTTCAGGTAGTTGCTAATGTCGAAAGCGCCAGACCAGATAGCGGCATTTCTGCCGTGTACGGCATTACTCATGCGACCTCCTTACGAAAGCGAACGTGACTGTTTTCCATTAGCCACGGGCTTTTTTCGATTACGGTGTTTGGCACTATCTCGCCAGCCTCCACGCGCACGCCGTTAGGGTTATCGTCCGTGCATCCGTAGTTCATCCCTACAACAGCCTCATAAACCGGCGCGTTTTTAGCTTCCGGCCTTATCGCTTTTGTTTTTGTTTTTAAGTCTTCGTTGCCCATATTTGATAAATTCCGCCTTCGTGTTGGTATACAACGCCGTTGTCCTGTTCGTCGTATTGAACCTCACCGTTGAAGATACAATTGATTAAGTCGTAGCCGCTCACCGTAATTGCCGTCCCGTCAAGCGATACGCGAATCGCCGCGTTTATCTCGCCAACGGTCTTTGCTGACGTGTTTTGATCTATAGCTTTTACAAGGTATACGGCGTCTTCAAATACGATTTCACTAGCTGCCGTGCTACCACCACGAAAGGCACGCTCTGGCTTTGGCGCACTCTGCGTTGTAACGGTGATAAACGGATATGCCGTGCCTTTGCTTGGTAAGCCTGGGTAGACCGATGGACTGGTCGTGTCGCGGCCAGCATCGGCGCGGGCTGTGGCTATTGCGCTGGCAATGTTTGAATCCGCCTGCAATTGCAGGACGATGGCATCACGAAGGGCGCTCATTTCGCTAAATCCTTCAGCCCTTGCTCAAAATCCTTCTTGCCGTCTTCAAACGCTGGCCCAAAGTACGGGCGCGGTTCCATATGAACGCCACCGAATTCCAAGACTTCGGCATATTCCATGTTGGTTCCCACAACGCCTTGTAATCCCGTTACTTCAACCTGAATTGAATTGGCTAGGTTGCTTGTATCAATCGCTGGCGATTCACCTGGCGCGGACGCAACGTGATTGCGGTACCTCCGCCCGTGCTTCGCTTCGGCCATCCCTTCCTTGATATGCGTCGAGATTGCATGGCACGTCTTTTCAACGTGCCGCTCAGCCTTCCGGCGTATGTCCTGCGTGAGCGCGGGAATGTTTGATTGATACTGAAACGGCATTAGGCAGGGTCTTGCAGGACGACATACAGGCCGTCAGTAATGTTATAGCTTACGTTTGAATCCGGCTTCGCTACACGGTAAGTTTTGGAATTGATAACAATTCGCGCATCATCGGGAATGCTTGACCCGTAGGGTAAACGCAGTCGGTAAAGCGTGCCGGGTTGGATTGCCGCGCCGAACATCGCATACACGCTTGGCCTCGATTCAGTAATCATACAGGCCAACGTGTACGCGCCGGTTGCCGCGTAGGTCGTTGCAGCTGCGCCCGTTTCATCTATCGTAACAGTCGGCGGTGTGATCGTCGCCGTATCAACCAAAAGGCCAGCGGCGTCTTGGCGAAAGCTTGCGACCTCGTTTGCGTTGAAGCCAATCCCCACCGTTAGCCCCTCCGAATTCGCACGTCGCTGGTTAATGGTGAAATCAAGGCGGTCACATCGCTTGGCATTGCCCGATTTGTTCCCTGATAGTCATACGTCGCGCTTACGCCGTCCGCGCTCCACGAAGTAACGCGCCGGTTTGCTTCGCCGGGTTGCGAATTCGCGGCCAGCAACCACAACGCAAGCTCACACTGCGCGTCCTTAACGCGCTGCGGAATCTCGGTTGTCAGATATTGCTCGCCGTAACCGTAGCCGTAGTCACTTCCGGCTGAATCTGCCTTTTCAACGCCAACGCGCGGCCAAGCCATCGCCTGCGTTGAATCCACTCGACTGCCGAGCCAATTTTCGTTTTGCAATTGGCGCGCAGCTTGAAGCAATGCCTTGTCTCGGTTGTCTTCTGCTGTCGTCCAGGCTGACACGTTCAGACGGGCGGCGAAATACGTTTCCGCTTCATCCTGTGTCACATAGCTGTTAGCCGAAGCTGAGCCGATTGTGGTAACGAGTGCCATTGGTTATTTCGCCACCGTCCATCCGCCACGTTTGGCGTTTTCGACTTCATCAGGATGAATGTCTGCCGTGTTTGGCGGCGCACCGTCGCGGGTCATCTTGACAAGCTTCGGCGCGTCAACTGTGACGGATTCGGTTTCGATTTCGTCAACTTCCGTGTTTGGTTTTGGTTTTGCCATAATCCTTCTCTGTTAAAAACAAGGGCGACTGATTGCATCACCAGCCGCCCTAAAGCAGTGCAGCGAAGCACTATCCCAAGAGCGTTGCAATATGCTCAGATTTAACGGCCTTAACGCCCCACGCCAAGCCAACTTCGTAGCTGATCTGGCGATACTGGCGATAAAGCGCAATCTGGAAGGCCAAGCCGGTTTGCGGGTCAGTAACTTCCGTCACGTCGTCGGCTGTGTCACCGCCCTGCGGCATTGCCGGAGCGCGGGTGATCAGGTGAATCGCGTTGCGGTCAAATGCGACGTTCGGCGTGTAGGTGTTGCCCACAGTCACGGCGTCATTGTCCGCTTCAATTGCCCTTGATCCAGGTTTGCCGATAGTGAACGTGGTGCTGGATAAAGCGGTATTGACAACGTATTTGTCAGAGGTTCCGGCAAACGTCACGATGTCGCCCGCCAAAATTGTACCGCTGCCCGTGTCAACCGTGACAGTCGTATCACCAACAGCAAGAGCGCCGTTTAGCAAATAGCTTGTGCCGCCGCCTTTGGTGTGCGTGGTGATCGGGTGGCTGTTGTGCAGCATCAATCCCTGAACTTCGCCGATTGTGCCTTTTCGGAGAAGTTCGCTCGTTCCGGCCTCGTTCACTTTGAAAAGCACGTTTTGAATGCCGCGAAGGTTGGCCATCGCAGCCGAGCCGACAACCAAATGACGATCACCGGCAGGACAGCCGTTGGCTTCCAGGATTTGCAGCACACCGGCGAAGTCCGCCAGGTTGCCAGCAGTGCCAAAGGGAGTCGTGGCTGCGGTTCCGTAACCGCGTGAGCTTGCCTTGTAAGCCGCAAGCCACAGGTCATTTTCGACCTCGTTGACCAGCGTACGCATTGCCTGGACAAACTGGTCGCGCAAGACGTTCCCGCCTTGCGGCACATCGCCATTACTAAGCGCCCGCTGCTCTTCGCCCGTCCAGTTGAACGACACTTTGCGCGACTTTGAAATCGTCATTGTGCCGCTTCCGACTGTCTGATCTGTGCCGCTTGAAGCGGTCGCAGCCGGGGTAATATCAGCGGCGGTCATTGCGGCAACAACCGGATAAGTCACGGACTGATCTTTGGCTGCACGCGCAGCGCTTGAATTGCGATAGACGGCGGGAATAAACCCGGTCAGTTCGCGTGAGATAACGTCTGCCGCGCTGTAGATTGTCGGCAGAATTGCGGTCAAGGTATTAGCCATTAGCTTTCACTCCAATCGCTAGTCAACGATGACGCCTTTCTTGCCCAGGAAGTCTTGTTTCGCTTCTGGGCTTGCTGCGTCAAAGTCGCTGCGTTTCATTGTTCGTTGGCCTTTTGAGCCAGATGTATTGTTTTGCGCGCCGGAGCCAGCCGCGTTGCTGGCCTTATAGAATTTTGGCCGGGATTCGCTGTAGACTTCTTTGAAG